AGTAGGTAGGCAAATGCCTAAGATGAAAGTTTATGACTTTTTAATCAACCTATTTAAAATGTTTAATTTAACGGTTTATAAGGACGGGGATATTTTGAGAGTTGAAACATTAAATGACTTTTATAACTCGGGTGGTTCTTATGATATAACGGAGTATGTTGATGTAAACACTAGCAATATTGGTAAGCTATTACAGTTTAAAAATATGAAGTTTAGATACAAAAGCAAAAAGACCGTTATTGTATCTAAGTCTGACGAAATACAAGGAGTTAAGTTTTCAGAGGAAAGCTATGGTAATGATAGTTGGGATGGTGGAACTTATAATGTTGAGGTTGACTTTGAAAAAATGATGTATGAGCGTTTAGCAAATGGAACTACATTAACCCCTGTTTGTCAGGGTACTTTCTTAGATACTAAACTAGAACCAACAATAGGTAAGCCTTTATTATTGTATTGTATTCCAACAGACCCAGATAACTACATTGATTTTCATAATGGTGGCACTACTACACTAAGTAGCTATATGCGACCAAGCCAAGTGTTAAACGATAATACAGGAAATACAAGTCTGAATTTTGGTTTAGAAATGGACGAGTACTTATTGGAAACGTATGGCACTAATTTATATGCTCATTATTATAATTCTTACATTGAAGGTATATTTAACAAACGAGCTAGAAAGTTTAATATAAGTGCTTATTTGCCTTTACAAATTATATTGAATTACAATCTAAACGATAGCTTTATTATCAACGGTAAATCATATAGAATAAACACTATAAAGACAAATCTATTAACAAACAAAACAGATTTAGAATTATACAACAACACCATAACGGTTGAGGAATTACAACAAAGAGTTAATCCTAAAGGAGAGAAAACATCTGACATATTCACAACGGGTAAAACTGCTGGTAGCATCTCAATAACTTGGGCTGCTGTTACTGGTGCAACTGCATACAGTATTTATTTGGATGATGTATTTATAGTTGGATTAATTGGTGGTATTACAAGCTACACATATACAGGGTTAAAAACTAATACAACTTATAAGCTAGGGGTAAGAACGGAGTTCCCATCTTATTTCTCGCCTACTAAAGAAAAATTTGAAACAACGTTATGATAAAATTAATACTTGATTGTTTGAAATACGCAAACGGAGAAACAGAAACTATCCGTATAGCACAAGGTAAACATAAATTACCTACAACAATAAAAGAAGGTTATAAAGCACTTAAACAAGAGATAAAATGGCAATAGAAAAAACAATAGATATTACGGTTGACAATAAAGATGCTATAAAGGGCATTAATCAAATCAACGATAAATTAGGGGATATTGATGTTAATAGTAAAGATGCTGCCGATGGCGTAAAGGGAATTGCTAGAAGTTTTAAGGGATTAGGAACTGCAATCAAGGCTGCTGGTATAGGTTTAGTAATTGGAGCTTTAGCTAAGTTGCAAGAAATATTTATGCAGAACCAACAAGCTGCTAATTTCTTTAACACCGCTTTTGAAGCTGTGAGTATAGCGTTTAATGATTTTGTTAATTTCGTTGTAAACAATGCAGGGTCAGTAATTGATTTTTTCAAAGGTATATTTAACGACCCGTTACAAGCTGTAAAAGATTTTGGAAAGGCTATACAGGATAATATTGTAGAAAGGTTTAATAGTTTCTTAGATACTCTTGGATTTTTAGCAAGTGCTGTTAAAAAGGTATTTAGTGGAGATTTTGCTGGTGCTTTAGATGATGTTAAAAATGCAGGAAAAGAAAGTCTTGATGTTTTAACTGGTGTAAATGATACGTTTGAAAAAGGAACTGAACTTGTAGAAAAAACCGTTAAAGCGGTTACTAATTATGCTAAAGAAACTATAAAAGCAGCAGAAGCCAATACGGAGCTAAACAGACAAGCTGAAATAGGTATAGCAAAAAATAGGTTGTTATTAGAACAATACGATAGACAAGCCGAGTTACAAAGACAAATAAGAGATGATGAAAGTAAAACAATAGACGAGAGAATAGCAGCTAATGAAAGATTAGGCGAATTATTAGCAGAGCAAGAAAGATTAATGTTAGCTAATGCGGATGCACAGGTTCAAGCTGCCGAAGCTCAATTCTTAAAATTAGAAAATGATGAGAATGAAATAGCATTATTAGAGGCTAGAGCCGAAAAAGAAGGTGTATTGGCTCAAATTGCTGGTTTGCGTTCAGAACAATTAACTAATATTAATTCATTAGAAAGAGAAAGACAGGATTTAATAGATGAAAATCTTGAAAAAGAAACAGAGGCAAAACAAAAGGAAATAGACCTTGCAAACGCTGTAAAAGATGCAAAGATAGGTATTGCAAAAAATACACTAAAATTAGTAAGCGAAGTTGCAGGGGAAGGCAGTAAAATAGGAAAAGGAGTTGCATTGGCACAAGCTACAATAAGTGGAATAGAGGGTGTGCAAAACGCATACACAACTGCTCAAGGCTCTCCGATAACAGCTTTATTCCCTGCCTATCCTATTGTACAGGCTGGTTTGGCAGCAGCGTTTTCTTCTTTGCAAATCAAAAAAATAGCTTCAACAAATCCATCAAAAGGAACATCGGCTAGTGGAGGTGGAAGCGTTGGTGGTGGAGGTGGAGTAACACCAGCAGCTCCAAGTTTCAATGTTATTGGTGCAACGGGAACAAGTCAATTAGCTGATGCAATAGGTGGTCAAACACAAGAACCAGTTAAAGCCTATGTAGTATCGAATGACGTTACCTCCGCACAATCATTAGATAGAAATATTGTTGAGGAAGCATCTATATAAAATACAAAATATTTAAAAACTAGTTATATATTATTATGAGAATAGTCGAACTAATATTAGACGAAGAACAAGAAATAGGGATAGAAGCAATTAGCGTTGTAGAAAGCCCAGCGATAGAGGAAGATTTTATTGCACTTAAAACACAAGAGTTTAAACTTGCAGAGGTTGACAAAGAGAAAAGAATCCTTATGGGTGCTTTACTTATACCAAACAAACCCATATATAGACGTAATGGCGAAGATGAGTATTATATATATTTCTCAAAAGATACTGTCTTAAAAGCCTCTCAAATGTATTTGATGCAAGGTAAACAAAACAACTCAACATTAGAACACCAATACGACATTAACGGACTTAGCCTTGTAGAATCTTGGATTGTAGAAGATAAGGTACACGACAAGTCTGTAAAGTATGGAATGGATTTACCAGTTGGTACTTGGATGGGTACGGTTAAGGTAAACAATGAAACTATATGGAATGAGTTTGTTAAGACGGGTAAGGTTAAAGGTTTTTCAATAGAAGGTTACTTCGCTGATAAAATGGAACGTCCTAAGGAAAAAATAAATGATTTTAGTTCAGACCAACTATTAAAAGAAATAGACCAAGACGAGGCTGAATATTTACTTAGTGAAGTTAGGGCAATTATCAAAAACGATAAACGTGTAAAGGGTGGTAAGAAAATGATATTAGAGAGCTACACCGATTACCCTGATGCGGTTAAAAACAATGCTAAGCGTGGATTAGAGCTTAACAAGAAGGTAGATAATAAATGTGCTACACAAGTTGGTAAAGTTCGTGCAACACAACTAGCACAAGGGAAACCAATTAGCGTAGAAACAATAAAACGTATGTATTCTTATTTGTCAAGAGCAGAGGAATATTACGATGAAAGCGATACAAAGGCTTGTGGTACTATTTCTTATTTACTATGGGGTGGAAAAGCAGCTAAACGTTGGGCTGAAAGTAAATTAAAAGAATTAGACTTAATAGACCTTAAAGCACCTTGCCAAGCAGGTTACGAGCAATACGGTATGAAAATGAAAAACGGAAAACTAGTACCTAACTGTATTCCTATAAAATAATGAAAAAGCTATTTAGATTTATTACGCCAAGTAGAACAAGCCCTAAAGGTGGTCGTAGAGGTTGCTTATGTAAAGACGATACGTATAAAATAAAGTGTTGTGATGGAAGTTTACACGCACAGGGAGTAGGAAAAACATCTAATTAATTAAATATATAAAAATGAGAAATTACAAAAAAGCTTTAAAGCATATTAATCAGTTTAATGTAAAGTTTAATAAAACAGAACTAACAACACAAAAAGTTGAGTTAGGAATTATTGATGACTTAAACAATGTTCTACAACAATCAGACACAATTATAAAAGAATTAAAAGATAATGAAAATATTGTTGCAAGAAATCAAAAACTACTTAAAGAAAGAGAAAAAAATCAATCTAAACTTATCACTAATTCAGATAAATTCAGAAAAGAGTTTTTTGATTTAAGAGATAAGTTGGAAAGTGCAAAACAAAAAAGCGAAAGAGCAGACAAAGAACTTGATACAAACACAAAGGGCATTAAAGAGGTTCAAAAAAATATTGATAAATTAAATAAAAAAATATCTCCACAAATAAAACAAGCCAAGAAAAACATTTCAACTTTTGATAAACTTATTGCACAAGCAGAAAAAACAGCACAAGAATTAGGTGTAAAAATTCCTACTGCTTCTTTTTCTAAAATGAAAGATAGATTGCGTAAATTTATTTAAAAATGCAAAATTAATTTTTAACACTTATATATTAATATGAACACGAACGATATGATTAGTAAAATCAAAGATGTTCTTAATCTTAGCGAGGAAGTTAAGCTTGAGCAACAGAAGTTAGAAAACGGAACTGTATTAGAAGCAGATGCGTTTGAAAGTGGCAACGAAGTTTTTATCGTTACCGAAGATGAGAAAGTAGCTGTACCAGTTGGAGAGTATGAACTCGAAGATGGTCGTTTACTTGTAGTAGCCGAAGAGGGTCTTATTTCAGAAATTAAAGAAGCAGGGGAAGAAGTAGAAGAAGAAACACCTGCCGAAGAAGAAGAAGTAGAAGCATCAGAAGATGTAGCACTTGAAGAGGAAGAAGAACTTGGATATGCTACTAAAGAGGAACTAGCAGAGGTAAAAGAAATGATTGAGGAAATCAAAGCAATGCTAGAACCAAAAGAAGATTTAAGTGCTGATGAACTCGGTAACTTAATGACAGAGGAATTAGCTAAACACGAAAGAACAGAGCTTAGCGAAGTGCCACAAGAGGTACAAGCGGAACTTAACGAACCAGCTGCCGAGCCAATTCAAGCTAATCCAGAATCAAAACAAAACCTATCTAAATTCAATATCTCACAAAACAGAAGAATGAGTACATTGGATAGAGTAATGGCAAAATTCAATTAATTAATAAACAACTAAAAACCAAATAAAATGAGTGTATCAATCACATCAACTTATGCAGGAGAATTTAGTGGCAAGTACATTGCTGCTGCATTGTTATCTGCTGACACATTAGACAAAGGCTTAATTACAGTTATGCCTAACATCAAGTTCAAGTCTGTTATCAAAAAGGCTTCTACTGATGACATCGTAAAAGATGCTACTTGCGATTTTCAAACTGACCAAGGAACTTTAACTCTTACAGAGAAAATCCTTCAACCAGAAGAATTTCAAGTAAATCTTGACATTTGCAAGAAAGACCTTCATTCTGACTGGGAAGCTGCTCAAATGGGATATTCTGCATTTGACAACCTACCTCCTAACTTTTCTGATTTCGTATTGGCTCACGTTGCTGCTAAAGTAGCTGACCGTACAGAAAGAAACATATGGAGTGGTTCTACTGTAACTTCTGGTCAATTTGACGGTTTCGCTACATTGTTAGCTGCTGATGGAGACTTACCTGCTGGACAAGATATTACTGGAACTGCTGTAACAGCTGCAAACGTAGTTGACGAATTAGGGGATGTTGTAGATGCTATTCCTACTGCCGTTTATGGTTCAGAGGATTTAATTATCTATGCTGCTTCTAACGTTATTCGTGCTTATACTCGTGCTTTAGGAGGATTCCAATCAGGAGGACAAGGTGCTAACGGTTACGAAAACAAAGGAAACAACCAATCATTAGGAAACCTTTTCTTTGATGGTATTCCAGTTGTTCCTGCTCGTGGTGCTGCTGACGATGTTATCATCGCTGCTGAAAAATCTAACTTATTCTTCGGTACTGGTCTTTTATCTGACCAAAACGAAGTAAGAGTTATTGATATGGCTGAAACTGACGGAAGTCAAAATGTACGTGTAGTAATGAGATTTACTTCTGGTGTACAGTACGCTCAAGTTACTGACATCGTTTACAGACACGTATAATAAATAACTAATCAATTTTAAGAAGGGGTGGGGAAATTTGCCCTACCCTTTTTTATTTAAAAAAACTATATAACTATGGCTTGTTCATTAACTACTGGTAGAAAAGTGCCTTGCAAATCTGCGGCAGGTGGTATAAAAACCATTTACTTTGCTGATTATGGAACACTTGGAGATGCTACCATTGCAGCAGGGGAAATTACCGCTTTAAGTGGTTCTCCTGAATGGTTTCAATTTGATGTAAAAGGAAACTCATCTTTAGAAACCGCAATCAACTCATCTCGTGAAAACGGTACTACATTTTATGAAAGTACTTTAAATTTAACTTTGACATTCCAAGACAAAGCAACACAAGAAGAATTAAAACTAATTGCTCACGCTAGACCTCATATCGCTGTTGAAGATTACAACGGAAACTATTTCCTTATGGGATTAGAAAACGGTGCTGACGTAAATGGAGGTAGTATTACTACTGGTGCTGCTATGGGAGACTTGACTGGATATACAATCACAGCCGTTGCACAAGAAACTGCACCACCTTATTTTGTTACTGGTTCAGTTATTACTGCTGATGCTTCTGCTTCACAAATCGACCCAACTGCTTAATTTAACTAAAGGGTTTTAAAATTAGGGGTTATCTTAACGGATAGCCCTTTTTTTATGCTTATACAATACAAAATAATTTGTTTTTGTTTATATATTAATATGCAGATATTAAATACAAGCGGTACTTATACACTAAGGGTTATTCCTAGAAAATTCGACATTACGAGTGGTAAGATAAAACTCAACAACGATAGAAACGCTGATAGTTACTCTACAACAGCCCCCTCTAGTATTTCAATAGATGGTAATTATTTAAAGTTAGACTTTTCACTAAGCCCAACTAACCAACTAATTGAAGGGGAATTTTATAAACTTGAGGTTTGGGATAGTCAAAATAAAGTTAATTATATGGACACTATTTTTTGTACAGACCAAGATATTAATCAATCTGATAACGAATACTATAACATAAATGAAAATCAATACATTCCAAACAATCAGAATGATAATGATTACATAATAATATAAATATGAACGATTTAAGAATAGTAAATTTAAGCACTTATACAACACCTGATATTGTTGAGAAATCAAACAAAGATTGGGTGGCTTATGGTAGTGATAACAACTACTTTCAATATCTTATAGACCGTTACAATGGTAGCCCAACAAATAACGCTATTATAAACGGTGTTAGCGAGATGATTTACGGAAAAGGGTTAGATGCATTAAACTCTAATAAAAAGCCCGAGCAATACGCTAAAATGATTTCTTTGTTTCATAAAGATTGTGTAAGAAAATTATGTTACGACCTAAAATTAATGGGGCAATGTTCAATGCAAGTTATTTATTCTAAGGATAGAAAAACAATTGCACAAGTTGAGCATATACCAGTAGAGAATTTAAGAGCTGAAAAGTGTAACGAAAAAGGAAAGATTGAGGCTTATTACTATTCAGATAATTGGAGTAAAGTTAAGAATGTTAAAGATTGCACTAGAATACCTGCTTTTGGTTGTTCTAATGAATCAATAGAAATAGTATATGTAAAACCATATAGAGCAGGATATAAGTATTATTCAAGTCCTGATTATGCAGGTGGTTTACAATATAGTGAACTAGAAGAGGAAATATCAAACTACCACTTAAATAATATACTAAACGGATTAGCTCCGTCAATGCTTATCAACTTTAACAATGGTACTCCAAATGCAGAGGAACGCCAAATGTTAGAAAACCGTATATATTCCAAGTTTTCGGGAAGTAGCAACGCAGGTAAATTCATACTAGCGTTTAACGATAACCCTGAAAGTGCTGCAACTATTGAGCCAATACAGTTAAGTGATGCACATAACCAATACCAATTTTTATCTGACGAAAGTTCTAAAAAAATAATGGTAGCACATAGAGTTGTTAGCCCAATGCTTTTAGGAATTAAAGATAATAGCGGATTAGGAAATAATGCTGACGAACTAAAAACAGCATCTATACTTATGGATAACACTGTTATTAGACCATTTCAGACACTTTTAATAGATGCATTTGATAGTATTTTATCTTATAATGGTATATCATTAAAACTTTATTTTAAGACACTACAACCCCTTGAATTTACTGATTTATCTAATGTAGAGGATGAGGAAACTAAAGAAGAGGAAACTGGTGTAAAATTAAGCCAAGATTTACCCGATGAGCTAGGGAGTGATATTGCAGATGCTTTAATTGATTTAGGGCAAGATGAAGAAGAACTACTAAAAGAATATGAAGTAGTAGATGAAAGCGAAGTTAATTACGAACTAGACGATGAGTTAGACGGTGTAATAAACGACCTAAACGAAGAAACTAAAAAAGATGAGACGGTACTATCTAAAATATGGAATTTTGTTAGTACTGGTACAGCTAGACCTTATTCAAGAAGTAAACAAGACGGTAAGTCTAAACAAGAAAGCCAAAAGGGTGTTGAATTTCTAGTACGTTATATGTATGCACCACAAAGAACAAAAGCTACTTCAAGACAGTTTTGTTCTAAAATGGTAAGTGCCAAAAAGGTATATCGTAAAGAGGACATTGTGGCTATGAGTGATAAAGTAGTTAATGAAGGTTTTGGCAAAGGTGGTTCAAACACTTATAGTATATGGCTCTACAAAGGTGGTGCTAGATGCAATCATAAATGGTTTAGAAAAACATACCAAATAAAAGACGGTAAACGTAGTGAAATAACAAGCGGTCAAGCTAAAAGCAAAGGGTTTAAAGCACCTAAAAATGCTCAAAAAGTACCAGTTGCGCCAAAGGATATGAAGTATAAAGGTTATACTGCTGAATACTGGAATAAAATGAAATTCAAAAATTAATATGGCAACAGCGTTATTTATAAATAGAACGGATTTAGTTAGAAACTCTATAATTGACGGGAATGTTGATTTGAATAAGTTTATACAATTTATCAAAATCGCACAAGAGATAGACATTAGAAACCTAACAGGTACGGACTTATACAATAGAATAAGTACTGACATAGAAAATGGAACGCTAACAGGCGATTATTTAACCTTAGTACAAGATTATATACAACCAATGTTAATATGGTTTGCACAGGTTAACTATATTCCTTTTGCAGCGTATCAAATAAAACAAGGTGGCATTTACAAACACACAAGCGAAACTGCTGAAACGGTTAATAAAAACGAAGTAGATTATTTAGTTGGTAAGGCTAGAGAGTATGCAAACTATTACTCGACTAGATTTGTTGACTATATGTGCTTTAATCAATCTTTGTTTCCTGAATATACAAGTAATACAAATGATGATATTAGCCCCGATAGAGATACAACATTTAACGGTTGGGTTTTATGAGATATAAAGTAAAAACAATAAATTTAAAAAAATTAAAATCCTATATTAATGCCGATACCAAAACCAAAAGCCAACGAGAAGCAAAACGAATTTATGATGAGATGTGTGGCGAGTATAGGAAAGGAGTATAAAAAACAACAAGCAATAGCAATTTGCTATAAAACGTGGAAAGATAAATAATGGAAAATCCAAAGTTAGCATTAATACCAAGCGGATATAAGACAAGTAAGGTTTATTCCATATTGCCTAATAGTGGCGATGGGGATTTTGACTTTAGTCGTGCTTCGTCTGGAACTAGGGTTACAAGAGATGGTTTAATTGAAACCGTTGGTAATAATGTTCCTAGATTAGATTGGTTAAACAGAGATTGTCCTGTTTTACTATTAGAAAAAGAATCCACTAATTTACAAGTTTATAGCGAAGATTTTTCAAATGCTGCTTGGAGTAAAAATTCTGCTTGTACTATGACATCAAATACTTCGGTAGCACCTGATGGAACTTTGACAGCAGACACTTTAGTAGGCGATGGAAGTACTACTAGTTATGTTTTTGATAGTTATTCTGTAAGTTTTGATGATTTATACGCTATATCTGTATTTGTAAAAAAAATAAACGTATCTAATTTTGAGATAAGAGTTTTTGGTACAAATGGTGGTTTTGTTACTTTTGACTTAGATGCTAAAACTTCATCAACATCATCTTCTGTAATGGAAAGTCATAAGATAGAGGATTATGGAAATGGTTGGCTTAGATGTTCTGTGGTTTACAATCCACCGAGTTCATTTACTATGAGTTATGGTTTTGGCGTTCAAGATTATGATGGAGAACACTATTACTTGTGGGGAGCGCAATTGGAATATTTAGAATTAGCCACAAGCGGATTTGCTTCTAGCTATATAAAAACAGAGGCTAGTTCAGTAACAAGAAGCGAGGATGTCTGTGATGATGGAGGGAATGCAACTTTATTTTCTAGTATTGAAGGAACTATGTTTGTTGATTTAGAGGAAGCTTTTAAAGATAGCAGTTTAGGTAGAATATCAATATCAGACTCATCAACATCAGATAGATTAGTTATTGGTAAAGAAAGCAATAACACTCAATTTAGAATGTTTATACAGTCATCTGGCTCTCTAGTTGCTCAACGTTATGTAACAGCTGATTTTGATGTTAGAAATAAACTAGCTATAACATATAGAAATGATGAGTTTAAATTTTATCACAACGGAGTTTTACTAAGTACTGATACTTCTGGGGATGTTCCAACAGGATTAAATGCTTTTTCATTTAACGAGAATAATTTAGGAAGTCAAGATTTTTTTGGACTTATAAACGAAGCAAGATATTACGATAGAGTATTAACAGAAGCGGAAGCAAAACAATTAACAACAATATAAATGGCAAACGAAATATATAATAGTAGCTATTGGGGAAACGGTGTTTGTGATAACACAATAGACTGGGGTAAATCTTATAAGGATTGGGCTGGTTGCACACCTCCAATAGTTGGTGGTTTTATAATTGCTGAAAATGGCGATTACGTATTAGCAGAAAATAACGACAATTTAATAATAGAATAAAAATAAAAAAATGGCAAACAAAAAATTTAGTGAATTTACTTTAAAAACCAACTCGGCAGATGTTGATTTTGTTGTTGGTTATGATGGCTCGGATAATGTAAGAATAGACCCAGCAAACTTAGGTGGAGCTGTTGCTTTTCTAACACCTGAATCACAAGGTACTGTTAGTAGCGTAACTCTAGGTACTATATCTACTATGATGGTAAACGAATGGAGCAATTATGGTTCAACAGGAGAACTTTATACTAATGCTGCTGGGGAAGCTCTAGTTAGTGTTGGGGATAATTTAATGTTACGAAGTCTAAATGGCAACTACACAACACCAATGGTTGAGGTTAGTGGCACTACTGGATGGGGAACAATTAATTACAACGGAGATTTAGGCTTAGTTTCTTTAATGCAAGCCGAGGGATTTACCTCTTGGAATAATGACAATTTAGATGCCATAGTAAATTCGACCTCAACTTTAAGTTTCGTAACTACAAATGGAGTTTTATATGTTACTGAAAGTGGAATTAATTTTACTGGTAATGGAACAAACACTGTAAGCGCAGTTTTAAGTGTTAACGATAAAGTTTACTTAAAAAGTATAGCTTTAGTTGACGGAGGAAACGCATTATACGACCCTTTAACTGGAAAGTATAACGATGCTGGTCAATTAAAACAAATAACAGAAAGTGGAAATACAGGGTACAGAATTTATAATGAAAATTTTGTAAATTACTATGGAACTATTGGTAATAACGCTATTGACTTAACAATACAAGATTATCAACAAAACAGGGGTGCTACTGGTCAAGAATCTTTTGCAGCTGGTAAGGGTTCACACGCTAGTAATTACAACTCAACAGCTATTGGTTTTAATGTACAAGCAACTGGTAACAGTTCATTTGCAGCGGGAATGGGTGGTCAAGCGAGTGGTTCAAACTCGGTTGCTATTGGAACAAGTAACAACGCAACTGCGGGTAATTCAGCATCTATTGGTCATAATAACACAGCTAGTGGAAGCCAATCATACGCTATTGGGTATGCCAATCAATCAACAGTAGCAGATAGTTACACTTTTGGTAGGAACAATAGGTCAACTGGTTCAAAGGCAGTATCAATTGGTTATGATAATGATGCATTAATAGCAGAGGGGATTTCAATTGGTAATGGAAATGTTGTTACTTCTAATTCAGGTATATCTATCGGAAAAAGCTCAACATCTTCTGGAGCTTTTAACTCAATATCTTTAGGGAATCTTAACACAGCATCAGGAAATACCGCAGTAACGATAGGTACTCAAAACCAAGCTACTCAACAATCATCTGTTGCTTTAGGTATTCAATGTTGGGCAACTCAATCAAACTCTGTTGCAGTTGGAACATTAGGCAGAGCAACTGGTTCTACGTCAAGTGCTTTTGGTTACAATGCTAAGGCTACTAATGAAAGAACAACATCAATAGGAGCTTTTAGTGAAGCTAATGGTTTTCGTTCTACCGCTGTTGGATATGATGCAGTAGCTAATGAGACCGAACAAATAGTAATTGGTAATGAAAACTTAGATAGTGCAGATGCTCATTTTATAATTGGTAACGGTAGTGGTGGAGCTAAATCTAATGTTTTTGAAATTTTAAATGATGGAACTGTTGTTTTTATTGATTTACCAAGTTCTACAAGTTATTCAAATGATGCTGATGCTGCTACTGGTGGAGTTCCAGTTGGGGGTATTTACAGACATAATAATGATTTAAAAGTAAGATTAACATAAATATATAAAATAATAAATTATGAGTTGGAATGTATTAAGAATGCAACATAAAACAAACGATGGATTTGTCGTACAAGTTGTATCATCATACGAGAGCGTAGATGGTGTTGGATATGCTAGGCAAGTTTATATGACTGAATTTACAGAATCAACGCCAGACTTTATTCCTTATGAGGATTTAACAGAAGAAATTGTTATTGAATGGGTTAAAGAATCTCTTGGTGCTGATGTTGTGGCTCAAACAGAAGCTGTTGTTAATGCACAATGTCAAGAAATGAAACAAAGGATAGAACAACCAATAACAGAAGATGGTTTACCTTGGTTATCAGAAGAAGAGCCAGAAGCGGAAACAGAATAATATGAAAATAGGCAAATACGAGTTTATAGACGAGGAAGCGGTAGATACTAAGGTCAAGGCTTTAGGTGTTGAGGTTGACGAAGATGGTAACGAATATCGTACTCATAGTCATTGTATTGTTAAGCTAGGATATGTAATACTAGAAAAAGGCGAATACGATGAGGATATGAATGTTATTAAAGAACCAGTGTTAAGCGACAAATATCACGTTGATGTGCTTTGGGATGGATTAGAATCACACCCTTATGGTTGGAAGTCGTATGCCATTACACCAAGTGAAAACTTTTTACATAGTTTTTGGAATGTTGATTATTTAGAAAATAAAATATAATGAGTATTGAAGATATAAAATTAGGATTATTTAACGTTATTACATTAGGTATAAGTTTTACAACAATAGAAAACAGTTTAAAGTTACTATTACTTTTAGTTTCTATTATATACACAATTCAAAAAATATACGATACTCATAAAAAGAATGACAAAAAACTTTAAAATAGAAGAGTTTGAATGTAAGGGTGGTTGTGAAATGCCTTGTGATGTTTATGATAATATTATAAAACTAGCTTCACAGTTACAGTTTCTTAGGGATTATACAGGGAGACCAATAACAATTAATAGTGCTTATCGTTGTCCAGAACATAACGCTAAAATTGGTGGTAGTAAAACAAGCCAACATTTATTAGGCAAAGCAGCTGATATAACTATACAAAGTTTAAAACCAGCAGAAGTGTATAAATTAATAGAAGAACTTATTGATATGGGTCATTTATTACAAGGTGGGCTTGGTCTTTATGATACTTTTGTACATTATGATATAAGAAAGAAAAAAGCACGTTGGAATGGGTAAGTATAAAGATAAGAATGGAACTACAAGGGTTGGAGATGCTTTGAGGTGGTTATTAAAGCAAGGGAAAGAAGTTGCACCAGAACTCCTTAAAATAGCTGGTAATATAACAGGCGTTGAAGCATTAGAGAAATTAGCACAAAAGATAGGTGCTGATGAGAAACTAAGCGAAGTTGATAAACAACTATTGTTGGAAGAATTAAAGTTTGATAAAATCGAGATGGAAGAAACTACTAAAAGGTGGGTTTCAGACAATCAAACCGACAGTTACTTAACACGCAATATAAGACCATTAACACTAGCTTTTTTAACAGCAACCCTATTTATATACATAATATTAGATAGTTCATTAGAGGGCTTTAAAATAGACCCTAATTGGATTGACTTATTATCTTCACTTTTACTTTTAGTTTACGGAGGTTATTTTGGTATGCGTTCTGCTGAAAAAATAACTAAAAATTGGAAAAAGTAATATTTCTTTTTTTTTATTGAAAATAAATATATAACTTTGCATTATTTATTATTAGATGTTATTCTAAATATTTAGATATAAAAATATATTTCTAAATAAATAAAAATATAAAAAATAGTATAAAATAAATATAAGACTTCTGAACCCTATTCAATGGCGAAAAAAACCAAAAGACAAAGGCTTGTAGCAAAACTTGATAAGGTTTTTAGTATATATATAAGGCGTAGATATGCTAAGAATGATATTGCTGAATGCTTTACTTGTGGTAAGCAAGACCATTGGAAGAAACTACAAAACGGACATTTTCAATCACGTAAACACTATGCGACTAGATGGCACGAAGATAACTGTCAGGTTCAGTGTTCGGGCTGTAATGTTTTTAGATACGGCGAACAATATAAATTTGCTAAGAACCTAGATAAAATAAAAGAGGGATTAGCAGATGAAATGTATATAGAATCTAAAAAGACCGTTAAGTACGATAATATAGATTTAGAAATGTTAATAACTAAGTATCAAGAATTGATTGATGAACTAGATAAATAAGTTATATTTGTATAGTCTTTGTTTTTTGTTTTAGACTGCTAACTAGTCAAATTAAGCCACCTCAAAAGGGTGGTTTTTTTTGTTTTTAGAAAAAAAGTTTGTTTATAATTTGTATATATCAATTTTATTTCGTTAAATTTGTATATTATTAATTTAAACAAAGACAAAATGAATTTATTAAAAAGATTAAAACCACACTACAAAGAGTTGTTGGAGGTTAAAAATCAAAAGTACCCAACACTAGTTGGTCAAGTATCAACTATTTTAGAAAGCAATAATGATGTTTTAAACCTTAGATACGAAACCGTATTAAACTTAAACGCATTATTTAACAGCAACAGTCCATTTAATTATTTCAATTAATGACTTATATTGAAGATGTTAAACGGGCAGCCTCAACAGACACTATCGACTATTTAAACGCTAGAGTACAAGCGTTAGAAAATAGAGTAAATTTTTTAGAATCAATATTAGAAGTAGAATATTTAAACAACACAAATGAATAAGCAGAAATTAAAAGACTTATACGAAAAGTATAATTTAGAAAAAGATGATTTTTTTAAACATCAACATTACACAATTATCACTAGACAGGGTATTGATAAAATACAAGCTGTTGAAAAGATATTTATTAATTACGATGTTATAAGGTGCGAACCAAACTACGCAGTATTTAAGGCTATTGCTAGTAAAGGTGCAACAACAATAGAAACCTTTGGTAGTGCTTTAAAAGGTGCTAACTATAAAGACGGTACAACTAATAGTTATTACGTTGCTGAAATGGCAGAGAAACGTTCTATGAGTAGGGCTGTTCTTAAATTAACAGGCTTCTATGAATTAGGAGTATTTGGAGAGGACGAATCCGAATCATTTAAAAGACCAAAAACAGAATTTAAAACCCTTTAATATTTATAAATAATGAGTGCATTAATTAATTTTAGTTTAAACGTAGCAAAGCTACCAAAAGAGAAGTTTATCGCAGGTAAAGACGGAGCAGTCTATATTAACCTAACGATGAGTGTAAATGACGAAACAAGATACGGTAACAATACTGGTATTTTTGTTAGTCAAACACAAAATGAACGAGAAGCTGGAAAACCAAAAACTTACTTAGGAAATGGTAAGGTTGTTTGGAACAATGGAACTATTGTGAATGCTGAAAAGCAAGAACAACAAGAGCAAGCAGCTCAAGAAGAAGAATCAGAGGGATTGCCATTTTAATTTTTTTTTAAGAAAGGGGGCTTAATTGCCCCTTTTTTTATACCTTTATAAAACAAAAGACAAAACAAAATAAATATGACAGAGGAACAAACCACACAAAATATGCTAATGGAACTCATAAAAGAAGAGTGTTCAATTGACACTACCGAAGTTATGGAGTACCCACCAACTGCATTGAGTTTAGGGGAAAAAACAATACAATCAAAAGGAGGGGATATAACCTTCCCAATACCTATTGGAACTTATGGAAACTTTAGCTTCGTACAAGCTCCACATAAAACCAAAAAGACATTTTTTATATCTTTATTATCATCAGTATATTTAAGTGGTGGTAACAACTTTGGAGGTAAAATGATTGGACATAGAGATGATAAATGCTTAATACATTTTGATACGGAGCAAGGGCATTGGCATAGTCAAAAAGTATTTAAAAGAGTACAAGATATGTCAGGTATGAAAGACTTTGGTTGTTATCAAACATACGCTTTAAGAACTATTAGCTATAAGCAACGAATGGAGTTTATAGAATATATACTAAAAGAAAATGGTGACAAAAATGGTCTTGTTGTTATTGATGGAATTGCTGACTTAGTTTCAGACGTTAATAATTTAGAGGAATCAAACTTATGTGTGCAAAAAATAATGGAATGGAGCGCAAAATTTAAATGCCATATAGTTACTGTAATACATAGTAATTATGGTAGCGACAAACCAACTGGACATTTAGGTAGTTTTTTAATGAAAAAAACAGAAACACAAATACAATTAGAAGCTAACACGGTTAATAAGGATTGGATAACAGTGAGTTGTAAAACTTCAAGAGGTTACTCTTTTGAAACGTTTAGCTTTAGCATAAATGAATATGGACTACCTTTTGTAGTTGGCGAGATATACGACCCATTAGAATATTATGTGCCTAAAAAATTAACACCGAATAAATGAAAACACTTTTAGAACTAGCGTATGACAAACACAAAGACTGGATTAGTATCGTAAAATCATTTGGTTGCAATCCTAGTGTGGCAGAGGATATAGTGCAGGAGATGTACATACAGTTGCACCTAGATATAAACAAGGGATTGGATTTATCATATAAAAACGATATAAACCATTATTATTGTTATAAGGTTCTAAGGGGAATTTATTGTAATATATTTAAAAAGGAATCAAAACAAATTAAACTATATTTAGAAGATATAAACGAATTAAAACAAGCGGAGGATTTAGGTATTGATGAGGTGGAATACGCTCAACGAAAAGATAAACTTGATGGGGTGCTAGACGATATGTATTGGTATGATAGAAAAATATTTGAAATTGTCGCTAGTGGTAAATCAATAGCTGCATTAAGTAGGGAAACCAATATAAGCTACTACTCGTTATACAACACATATACAAACGCAAAGAAACATATAAAAAACAAGTTATGATACAAACTTTTAAAAGAGATTTAAAAAGAGGTAAACACCACGAGAACGTTGTTTTAAATTATATTAAAGCTAAATATAAAAACGCTTATATTAAAGATGGTTATTATAAAGAATACGATATTTTTATCCCAGAGGTTAATTTTGGGGTTGAAGTCAAGTCAGATGAAAAAAGTAAATACACTAACAATATAGTTATAGAAATAGAATTTAATAATAAACCATCAGCATTAATGACAACTAAGGCTAAGTTTTGGGTTATTTATGATGGGTATAGTTATAATTGGTTTTTAACAGATAAAATAAAAGACTGCATAAAAGACAATAATTTAAGGTATGCAGAATTTATAGGTAAAGGAGATACTAAAAGTAAAAAAGCATATTTAATTAAAAAAGAACTTTTATATAAATACAAAGAATTATGAGATTAGGGGATTTAGTTTATTACATTACTTATTATACAGGCATACATTGGCTTGTAAAGAAGGTAAGCAACGCACTTGGAAAAGACTGTGGTTGCGACCAAAGAAGAAACGATTGGAATGATATTGATTTAGATTTATGGAACAAATAGACAGACAACGTTGGGGTGTTTTAAAGGAAGATGTATCTCAACACCAAAAGTTATCAAAGGAAAATTACAGGTTGTTGTGTAGGTTACACGCTAAGTATTTTAATCATAAATATTATGAGCCTTGTAGTTGCCGACCTAAAGAGTTAAAACGTTGGATTGCCGACATAGATAGAATATATGATAAAGAAAATTAATCAATGGGAAAAAGCAGTTGTTTTATTATTAAACGCTGACGGATGGAATCTTGAACATACTGGCAATGGTTACGATAGTTGGGATGCTATGGGTACTACACCAAACGGTAACGAATGCGTTATAGAGATGAAGTTTCGCAAAACGTACTACAAAGAAAAGATGATTGAAAAGTTTAAATACGATAAACTAATCGACACAGGAAAGGTTGCTTTGTATTTCGTAAACGACCCAAAAGGGAATTATTTATTTTGGCTAAACGAATTAAAAAACCTCAACACAAAAGATATGTATTGCCCTGATACAACGCTTTGGACTAAGAAAAAAGTTCTTAAACCTTGCTATTTACTTGACGAAAAACAAGCAACGGTAATAAATTTAAACGAGCAACCTAAGAAGGGAGCTTGGGATAATTACTTTAAAAACAAAAAATAATTGTTAATAATTTGTTTGTAATTAAAATAAAGTTGTATATTGCGGTATATTAATAAAACAATATTATGAAAAAAACAGAAATAGGACTTATCGGAAATTACTACGGTTGTTTAAATGTAATGACCTTAGACGGAAAATTTTACTGGTGTATTGAAAATTATGATACTGACTTTGAAGATTTAGAATATTGGGAAGAAATAAACGAGGAACTTTATAACTCAATAATAAAATTTTACAATAGCCTTGAACAATTTTAAAATTATGAAAAAAACAAAAACAGGATTACATATCCAAACACGCAAAAACAGAATAGAGGTTTACACCGAAAAGGAATTAGCTAAGAAAAGAAAAGACCTTCAAGACAAAAGAGACTTAATTGTTATGTTATTTTTTGCAGGGGTTTGTGGGTTGCTACTTTTAACTGGTTATTTTATAGGTGTTAATAGCTAATGAATCATCTACAAAATCAATCATACAACCTTTGGTTTAACTTCCTAGCGGATAAGATAATGGAGTGGCGAGATGCTAAACCATTAAACAATGAACTTAAAAATTGTATTAAGGGAATGAATGAGGTCGGGCAGTATGTTAATCAACTAAGGGTTGAGAATCAAGTTTTGGTTAAACGAATTAGTATGATACGAAACGATAAAAACGAAATCATACAAAGCTATAAACAACAAATACAAGAATTAGAAAACAAATTAAAACAATACAATATGGACTACATAGACGAAGCTGACGAAATAACTAGATGTTGGCATTGCGACAATGAAACAGATGGGGAAGCCTATTGCTCAAAAACCTGTAAAGATTATGACCTTGAATAAAATAAAATTATTAGACGGTAAACAATACGATAGAGTTGAACTGCTAGAGCGTATGAATGACGATAGTTTTTACTATGGAGAACTAAACAAGTTGGCGTTAAGTAGTAGTAGTCTTAAAACGCTTCTATCAAGCCCTAAGACTTATTCTTATACGCAAAAGTATGGTACACCAGAATCACAACCGTTAAGAGATGGTTGGCTGTTTCATACCGCCATATTAGAACCCGATGTATTTTCTGCACAGACATTTATTGATGTTCAATCAAAGAACACAAAGAAGTTTAGAGAGGCTAAATTAGAGTTGGGTAGGGTATTCACTATGAAAGAAAAGAACAACGCAGAGAGGTTGGCGGATGCGTTCTATAAAAACGAACACGCATTAAAATTAATAACTAAATGCGACTTTGAAATTCCTGCCATTGATAATGTTATGGATATGCCCTTTAGGGGTAAAGCTGATGTTCTGTCTAGTGATAGAATAGTTGATTTAAAAACAACAACAGATATCAAAGGATTTCCATACGCAGCTAAGAAATACGGTTATGATGTGCAATGTTATTTGTATTGTAATTTATTTAATAAGACACACGACCAATTTAAGTTTATCGCATTGGATAAAGGTTCATTAGATATTGGTATCTTTGACTGTTCGGAAGAGTTTTATTTCGCAGGAGAGGAAAAGGTGGAAAAAGCAATTGACTTATATAATAAGTTCTTTGTTCAAGGCTACGATTTAGATAACTACTGTTTAAGTGGGGTTCTATGATTAGATTTGTAAATGATTTAAACATAGTCTTAGAAGCGATAAACAATTAGGATTATGAAGATACAAAGGAAATAAGAAAAATGGCATCAACAAATTTAAAAATGTTAAAAATAACAGGCGACAGTTCGGAGTCTGACGAGTGTTACACACCTCCATCTGCGGTATCTCCATTGTTGGAGCACCTAGACAAAGACTTGGTGTACTATGAAGCCACTAGTGGCGTAAGTAGTAGCATAGTTTCTTTTATGCGCTCACAAGGGTTCAATGTAGTATCTAGCGAAGGCAGAGACTTCCTTAATGACGAACTACCTTATTTTGATGTCGTCTTGACTAATCCACCCTATTCAATAAAAGACAAATTTATAGAGAGGTGCTACAGCTTAAATAAACCTTTCGCTCTGCTTCTTCCTGTTTCTTCTGTTCAGGGTAAGAAAAGGGGTTCTATGTTTTCAAAAAACGGTTTAGAGCTATTAGTTTTAAATAACAGAGTTGATTTCACAGGAAAGGGCTCTCCGCATTTCGGCGTGGCTTGGTTTTGTAGTGGAATTTTAAACGAAAAAATAATCTTTACAAACAATTAAATAAAAAATACGATTATGGCAAATAAGAAAAAAGGTAAGATAAAACATCTTGGATATTTTACAGACGAGAAAGAAGCAGCACAAGCATATAAAAATCAATTAACTAAAATAAATAAACTATGAAATTTGATTTAAAGATTGACTACTTAGGTAAAAAAGAAAACAAACACGATACAGACAAGGATATGTATCATCTATCTTTTAAAACGTACAACGCAGAAATAAACGGTAAATTTGAACGAAGCGAGATACGACACCTTATTGAACAACTAGATAATGCAATAGTATGAGAGCAACATATTTACACTATGAAAACGGAAAGGGCTACGATGTGATAGACTTCATAAAAGATTATAACTTAAACTTCAATAGGGGTAACATAATTAAATACGTTTGCCGAGCAGGTAAAAAAGAAAGTGAATTAAAAGACTTAGAAAAGGCAGCGGATTATTTAAGACGA